ATCTGAAGTAGTTGCTTTGGCCAAACCTCCAAATAATTCAGATAAATGAGTATTATTTAATCTAGATTGTTTTTTTGATTGATCCCACATTAACTTTTTAAATATATTCAAAGAAGAAATTGACTCTTCATGTGGAAGAATCTTTTTTTCATTCATGGGAATATCTTCCGTGGAGTAAATATTCCTGCGTCCGGGCGCGCTTTTACTTTTTAATACTGTTTTCGTCCGTGGAAAAATCCTTTCTTTATCTATTCCTATAGATTTAGGAGACGCATAAAATTCTATTTTTTTTCTTATATTTGAAGGAAAGTCATTACTTAAAAGTCTACTTTTATCAACTGTTTTTAATACCTCTTTAGCTTTTTTTTGAAGATTAATTGGATCAGAAATTGCGCCATATTGATCTGATTTAAGATTGAATTCATTCCATTTAGCATTTTTTTCTTCAATAGATTTTTTATTTCCTTTTATTAATTCTTCTTTTATTCTTTCTCCATAATCATTTATTGGTTTGCCTTCTTTTTCATTAAAAGAAATATTTTTTATAATATCTTTTGCTTTATTTTCTAATTGATTTACGGTTTCTTGCATTTTATTTTCAGTTCCGCCACCGGGTATATCGATCAAATCATTTTCATAGAACCTTTTAAGTTTTGGATTTTCTATAGCATTGCCTAAGGAAATATTTGTTCCTCTAGAAGCTTCTAAATTTCTAAGAAGATTCTCAGCATTTAACGGACTTTTTACAATATTTGATAATAAGTTTGTAGGTGTCGCAAATTTTCCGCCTAACTTTCCAATTGCGCCAGTTCCTATCCCAGATAAAAGATTACCAGTTTGCGCACCTGCGGTTTTAGGAGCAAAATCAAATTCAGGAACTTGAGGTGATGGATTCTCTCCTAAAGCATTTTGTGTCATAGCCTGGAATGGCAAATTTGTTCCTCGTGAAATAGAGTTTAATATATTAGCTGGGATATTTAATGTCCCTTGCATATATCCGGCAGGAATGTCTCCATAAGTATTTGGTAGTTCTTGTGCGAAATTCTTTGCCGCAGAAGGAATATTCTTAACAAATTGTCCTATTTTTCCTAAATTTTCGCCAAAATGAAAAGTTCTTTTTTGTGGTTGAACGGCCTCTTCATTAAAAAATTGCGGGTATACTCCACGCAATGCCTCTGTAATTTGCTCAGAAGTTGCCTCATTGGGAAAATTATGAACCTCTCCGTTTGGTAAAGTAACTTTTTGCATATTAGCTCCTTACCAACTTTCCATTTTTTAAATTCCAATTCGATTCGTTTCCTGAACTATTATTTTGTTTTATTTCATTGTTTTCATTTTTATAATTTTCCGAAATGTAATCTGGATATTTTTCTGGTAAGTTAAATTTTTTCTTATATACCCCTTTATTATAAGGCTCTGCCGCATCAATGATGCTATCAGATATATCATGAAGCGTATTAATTGAATCACTTAAAAGTCTTTTGCCAGATGATGGATCTAAATGTAAATCATTAATACCAGCGATCAACCCATGCAATTCTTCTCTTTGAGTATCACTAGATGCTAATTTTTCAGACATTTTAACTTGGTTTGAAACATGAGGTTTAAATACATTTTCAAACCATCTAAAATTTTCATAAGCTTTAGGTGATATTTTCTTTAATTCATCTAGTTTTTTCTTTGTCGCCCCAAAATATCCATTATATTGAGTCATATCATCAATGGTTTCATTTAATCTTTTTCTATTTCTATCAAGAAATGATTCCATCGCAATCGCGCTATCAGCGCGATTATTTATGGCTGCTGTTGCAGCTTTCCTATTCGCTGAATATTGAGAATTAACAGCAAATTCTTCTTGTTTTTTAGGAGAATTAGTAAAAGGAACTCTTTCGCCTTGAGAAATTTGATTATTATATTCTGAAGGATTTACTTGAGGAGAATTTAATAATTGATTATTAATGGCAGATTTCGTTGCTTGAACAATTTGATTTTGAACAGGAGCAGGAGCAGATTTAAAATATTTACCAAGAAGCGGGCTTAATATATCTGGCCCTTGATTAGAATTTGCTAAATCTGTAAGCATAGAATTATAAGCTTCAGGATTTTGTGAAATCCATTGCATTCGTGCGTCTTGGGTCATGCTTCCTAAAGCTTGGTGTAATTGATAAGACCCTCCAAATCTTGATTGTGATCTAATAGAATTTTGAGCCTCAATAGCTGCCTTTAATGGCATAAGTTCTGTTTCTTTATTAAAATGCCTTGTTTGAGATCCTCTTAATCCAATTTCGCTTAATATATTAGGTGTATAGTTTTTATTAACTAATGCCTGATTTTCATTTGCTAATTGTAAACCTTGAGGTAAAAATTGATTGTTTATCTGGGTAGATTTGGTCAAAGCATTTTTATTTTCTAATTCAGCTTGTGTAATTTTTGGATAAAAATAATTACTCATAAGTTGATTTGCTATATCTTGAGAACGCTGAAATGCATCAGAAACAAATCCACCTGGCTTATATTCAATATTAGGTAATGCCATATTAAATCCTTATAAATGAGGCATTAAAAATCCAGATAATAAACTTCCGGCGCCGCCAATTATATTTCCCATTCTTTGATCTTTAGCTGCCTGTTGATTATATGCCACATCTCCCATTCGCTGCCCTTGATTCATAGCGTTTTGAGACATTGTATTAGAAGCATTCTGGCCATAACCCATTAAGTTATTCAATCCGGCACCGTATTGAGAATTAATACCTAAAACATTTTGAAGCCAATCATTTATATCACCAGATGCAATATTATTAGCGTTTTGTTGCATGAATTGCATCATTGGCGTAGAGCCAGAAAGACCATTCGAAGAACCAAGATTCTGAGCGCTTCTTAATGCATTTTGTTGAAGATAATGGGCATAAGGTGACTCATTATAAGAACCCATTTGTTTATTGATAAATTCAGAAGGATTTTCCATACCATGAAGCCAATCTTGATAGCCTCCAATGGCTTCTTTTCCAGCATTATAATAAGGCTCTTGATATCCCTGACTTTGATTGTAATATTTTTCATATTCGTTTCCAGCATTTTCATATGCTTTAGAAGGATTAGAAAATATTCCACCCAATATATTAGAAAGACCGCCGCCAATATTACTGGCGCGATATAAATTATTTAACGTCGGCATCCTTAAATCCTTTTAAGTCAGCGTAAATGTTTTCCATGTGCCTTCAACTCTTCCTTGAAATGTAGGAGAAGGCGTTAAATCTGTTACATATATTATAGTACCATTCGGTATATTTTGTAATTCTTTCTGTTGGTCCATTGTCAAAGAAGGTACTACAATTCCAAATTGCCCAATATATGTTTGAATACTAGCTATATTGGTTTCAAACCAACCTTTCCATGAGCGAGACATATGCCCATTAAAATCTAATAATGGCGCCTGTACTGGTGGGTCTTCAATATCTAATGCCATATCTACTCCGGTAATACCTCAAAATCCCATACAGCGCCCAAAATCACAAAAGGAATTTGATTAAAAAATTCTATTTTTGGTATGAATGCCTGATTCCTGGCAGAAATAGGAAGCTTTCGCCAAATGGTTCTATAAGTTCTTTCTCCAACTTTCCCCATTAAAGCTACTTGTTTAAATGAATAAGTTTGTCCGCCATCTTTCGATATAGATAGATATACTTTTGGATTTTCTAAACTAGGTGAAACATTTCCAGAGCTTACTAAAATTGGTATTCCATCTTCAGTTTCTAGAAAACTTAATCCATCTTCAGTAAGCAATACTATAGAATCAGAATTTACAAGTTCTGGGATTCCTTGAATCAAATCTAATGGGAATCTATTTACTCTTATTCTTTTTCCTGATTCATCCATAAGAGGAGCGCCTATACGCATTCTTCTAATAGATTCACCATCATTATTAGGTATATTTGGATCTACTAAATAAAGTATAGGCAGAGCAAAGTGACCATAGTAATTATTGCCATTAAAGTAGGCGTGGGTCTGGGCGGGATGGCGGTCACCATTTAATATTTCCTCTTCATGCCATTTTAAGTCTTCGGAGCCACTCATACTCACATTTAATACAAAAGTATGATTAGCTTTCGTAAAATTCAATCTATAAAATATAAGTCCATTTTCTTTAATAAGAATCCCTCTTGAATCAGAAACCCCTAAATTTGGATCGGATGCATATTGAGCTAATTGAAAATCTAAGGCTCGATTACTAACAGGAACAGTTTGAGTTCCAGTAACCTCCATAACAGAACTCAATCCATCTTTATCTTGAGATAGAAAAAACAATCTATCAAACCCAACAGATATGCTTCCTATTGCAGGCGTCCCTACTTCCATTAACATGCTATTGATTCTTCGGAATGGTAAATTAGTACCAATACCTGCATTTTCCCAAGGCTCTATAAAGTTTTCACTAAATAAAAATAATCGTCTATGCAATGTTCTACAAGCAACAATATTCCCAGGATGTGATGTAATAGAACCTTGCTGGAGTTGACCGAAATTCTCTATTGTTTGAACTCCGGCGCCTGTTGTAGTAAAAACCACAGGAACACCATTTAAAGAAATTCTTAAAGTAGTTGAGCTCACTTTGGTAACTATATACGTAGTATCTATAACAAGTGGCGCCGGAAGTGTCCCAGTAGTGGTAAACATTACAGGAACACCAGTTTGATATGAGTTTGTATTTCCATTTAGTAATGTTATTAGATTTGATGCAATTGTTACGGTGAAATTATTTGAAGTGCCAGACCAAACCAATCCTTGATTAAAACTAGATAATAAAAAATTGTTTGTTCCACCACTAGCAGCAACAAAAAAATTATCGAGCATACAAACATCTATAGGAAATAAAGGAAATGCTGGGTCGGTTATTTGTTCAAATATTAACGAATTTGTATCCCAAATCCATCCGTTAGTACCATCAACGAATATTACTTGAAAAGTGTTAGCATCAATTCCAACATATCCCGCACTAGTATTTAATGTTCCTATTTTTGCATAAGAGAAATCTGGATTGATCAAAAATATTGAAGAACCAATAACATGATAACTTTGGTTTTTAAATACAAAACTTGCTCTAAATCCTTGAGTTTCAGGGTCGAAATTTAAACCTGTATTTATTATTCCTGAAGTAGATATGAGTGTTTTTGGTTTCTTAGAATCTTTGTCAATATATTCAAACATATTGACTGTGCGCTCACTATCTATATTAGAGTAGCGTTGATTATTATAGCTTCCAACAATATTGTAATCATTACGCACATTAATATACCGTAATATTTGGCCAATAGAACGGTTGATAAGTATCAAGTACAGCAGATGGCCTTATCGTTAGATCCGTTTCATTAGCATTTTTTAAATTATTATAATAATCTTGATATTCATCTTCATTCTGTTGAGGCCAATTAGAAGAAGGATAATAAGCAAGAAATTTACGTGCCAGGGCATATTTCAAAAATCCATAATAATATGGAGGAAGTGGCGTTAAATCATCTTCTGCATTTAGTTCATTAATCATTGATTTAACTTGAACTATACATTGATATGCTTGGTCAGGTGCCGGATAAAATGTTAAAAAACTATCATTCGCTTGTTTATCAAGAAATACAAATCCTGGTCTTGTGAGAAGATTTATAAGGCGAGTCACATTATAAAATTGTGATTTATTAATGATTTTTATAGGATATATAATTGGCTGAGAACTCGTAGAACTAAGAATATAATTCGCATAGACTAAATCCACTATTCTATCAGCAACAATATCAGCAGGCCCCATATCTGAAACTGAATAAGTTCCTTGGCCAGCAATAAAAGGGAATTCAATAGTAGTAATATAAGGAATGTAAATACTATCAGATGAAAATTTATCTAATAGTTCATTTACTAACTCTAATCCAGTGGTGAGCATAAAAGCGTCGGGAGTTTCCCCGACGCCTAATTCGCCAGTAAGATACAGAGAATTAATGATTAAATCATTAACCGTTCTTGTAATTTGAGGCATTTCATTTCCTTATTTAACAGGAAATTCTTCGTCCATGCCTTTAGTTAGTTTACGTGCAAATTCACTTGCGCGTTCACCTGTATTACACATTTCCGCATCGAGCATGGCATATTCTTTCTTAAACGCAGGCTGCTTAACACTAGCCCATTCGCTGCGTTCTTCTCTTTCTGTTTTTCCTTCACCACCCATACGGCCTTCTTTCTTACTTTCCTTTTTTCGATACATCTTTTCCATTTCTCTTTTCATTAGATTCATCCTCTTCCTTGATTTTATCTTCACATCTTTTCTTAAGTACTTTTGCGTCAGCCGGGCTATTAAACCATAGCCCGGTTTTTAGCAATTCATCTCTTTCGTCTTCTTCTACGACTCTCATTGGAGCTGTAGGATGAAAAACACAACAAAGCATAAAAATACCTTACGATGGAGAAGACATAATTATAGATGCATATTGTGGATGCCATGAGAAGCCACATAACAAGTCAATACGCATAAAGTTTTGATACGATAAAACATCCCCGATTTGAGTAACCGTTAACGATAATCCGGTTTCTTCATCAACTGCACGAGACGTATAAGGCACTTGCAATTTATAAAGAGGAGGGCATACGATATCGATACTTCGCGTAGTATAAGCAACGTTCATTTTGAAAGTTGAGTTCATAGTTACAGGCGCATTATCAGGAATTGGGTTCGTAACGTTACGTAATGGATTTCCCGTATCAGAAATAATAGTAGGGGCAACCAATATAATTACATTCCCAGATACGTCAGAATTTGCATTTTGTAAGATAGTAAACTGCATTGGATTACCAGTATCAATGCGGCCCAATGGGTTAACGCTATTAACCCCAGCAATAGAAATCTTATCATTTGCAAGGAAATAATTGGTTACACCTGTAGTCGCGCCATCTAACGAAATAACATTCCCAGATGTTACTTGTCCATTAACAAGCAAAGTGTCAGTAGAATGAAGCGTAGGGCCAGCGCCTGAAATATGGTTTTGAATAGTTTGAGATTGGAAAGCATCAAAGTAAGAAATATGTCCGATTTGTGATTGGCGAACAATTTCTTCGTTGAATACCGGAGTAAAGTTATTAAGCAATGCAGATTTCAAAGTTTGGCCGTCTTTCAAACTCATAGCTACATAAGCATCATTAGAAATATTAACGCCTTGGCTTAATAATTTAGCGCCGGCTGAATCTAAAGATCCAAATGAGTTAATAGAAGTAGAAGGCGAGCCAGTATAGAAATATAACTGTTGCTCAGCGGCAAGCCCAATATCTAATTCCATTTTGGTAATTATTTCTTGAACCGCAGGCTGAATAAATTCACGATTAAAGTCATCAATACGTAAAGCTAAATCTTTAACAGTATATTGAATAAGCGCATTATATTGATGAGAAACTGTTAACGTTTCAGTCGTATCAATAATCCCTTGGGGCGTCGCAACAGAGCCATCACCAATAATGAAGTGATTTTGGCGTCTGATTTGGATAGTATCACCAATTTTATAACCTTCCGGGCCTTCAAATTCTCGTTGGTACATGCGAGAACTGGTCATTAAATAAGGAGAATTATTGCTAAAAGTAGCTAATGCGTATTTCGATACCAAGTCTGTTGTAATAAACTGGTTATTTGTAGTCGCCATTCCTTTGCTCCACTAAATCCGTTTAAAAAAGTTACTTTCCCTTTAATTTTCTTCTAATATCGGAAATCGACATATTTGAAGAATTCTTTACAGAAGCAGGATTGTTCTTTAATGGATTTAATGGATTTGGATTTCTATCATGAGAAGAATCTTTTTTATCGCCACCCATTAAGCCCATAGAAATTCGAACAATTTCACGTGCTTGGTCTAACGGATGAAGTTGTGATATTTTTTGAAGCTCGTCTCGATTCTTGCCAAGTTTATAAAAGACATCTTCCGCATTCGGTATAAGTAACGCGGCATCTCTCATATGGGCAGAAAACGGGGCGTCAGAAGACATAACAATATCTTCAAAATCATCATATTTTTCATGACCTTTTGAGTTCAATTGGTTATGAAGATTTTGATATTGTTTATCAACATGAGCCATATGTTGAAGATGTTTAGCTTTTTGCTCTTCACGTTCCTTTGCCGCTAAAGCTAACTTAACGGTTTGGTAAACATGAGGGTCAACATCGCTAGGCAATTCCTCATTCATCCCATCAGATGCCATTGGCATCGCTCGGGTGTCAAATTCTTGCCTTAATTGTTTCATTTCACGTTGGTGTCGTTTTTCCTGCATTCCTAAGCGTTTTTTCATCCACTCCGGAATGGGGCCATCCTTGGCTTCGTCTCCTTGCGATTCTTGTTTACTGTCCTTATCGCCTTCAGACTCAACACCTACGCTATCTAAAACCTCATCTTGATTAACATCCTGCTCTTGCTGATTATCTTCCATGATAATATCCAACTCCATTTGATGGCTTCTTGCCCTAGAGATACGGCGCTCTATTCGCCAGAGAATATTTCCTATTCCATCATCCTGATAGAAAAGAAAATATACAATAACTAATATGAAGGTTAATTTTTGACTTGTCAACAGGAGAAATCGGGAATGAAAATGGTGTATTTTCATTCCCGATTACCACCCCAATTACCACTGAAACACTTTTTTAATAGGGTAAAGATGAGGACAAAAGAGGTAATAATAGGTGATATTTATCTTATTTAATTTAAAAAAATAATATGTTATATTTGAAAAGCTAATTGGAGTTTATTAATGAAATCAAAATATAACGCTACTATCATCAAAGAAAATGGTATTACTTTTAGAAGTAAAAAAGAGCATAATCGCTATAAACAACTTCAAATATTGCAAAAATCTGGAGAAATAGAGTTCTTCATTAGACAGCCTAAATTTGACTTACCAGGTGGAGTAACTTATTCAGCAGATTTCCTAGTGGTATGGAAGGACCCTTATAAAATATCAATTGAAGATGTAAAAGGATATCAAACTAAAGAGTTTATCTTTAAAAAGAAAATATTAGAGGCCCTATATCCTTTTAAGTTGGTTATTATATAAAAACATAAGGTTGACAATAATTACTCGTAAAGTTGACAATAACACATCACAAGGTTGACAATCTTTTTATAGGAAATTAATAAAGATGAATAAATCATGCATTTCCGCTGAACAACTTATAAATTTACTTCAGCAATGCAATCCAAAATATTTATTCCCGCTTAAATGTGAACAATTATATGAAAATAAAGGATTATTTATAACTTTTACTGGCGAAATGGTCATAGTAGATACTGATAAAGCAATAGAACAATTAAAGATAAATAATTAAGATAGATATAAAATATGAAAACTTGTATCGATTCAATGAGTGTATAGATACAAAATATTTTTAGAATAAAATCAAGGAAAGATTAATGAACGATTTTTTTAACAAATTATTTCGCTTTAGTGAGCGCTTATGTGAAGCAGATAAGAATCTTTACCAAAAATGGTTTTCAAATGCCAATAAAGCGCCAGTTGTAATAGAAGGAG